CTATTTTAAGGACATGCACATCAATACGCGATACATTCCGTAAATATCGGCGAATCGCACGGCAAAAGGCTGATATTTCGGGTCGGGATTCAAAGAATAGCACTGTACGGAATCGTCATCGTCCCCCTTCCGCACCTCCTTTATAACACTACCGTTACAAGTATCGAGGACATAAACCCGCCCCCATTCGATGAACGCCGTTTCGTCGACCTTTTTAATAAGAACCTGCGCCCCGTTCGGATAGTCCGGGGCCATGCTGTCACCCGTTACCGTCATAACAAAATCAACGTCACGAATCGGCGTGACAACGCGCTCACACTCGGCAATCTTAATTGACACAACAAAGTCGTTAAGTGTCCCGCCTTGCGCCGCGAGAGGCAGCAGCGGAGCAGTAAATACATTCGGCGTTTCGGCTTTGTTTGTCGCCGTCGAGGTCTTCACAGAGCCGCCGCGGGTCATAGGCCCAACGCCCGTCATCAGCCATTCTGTATTAAGGTCAGGATAACGTGATGCAATGCGTTGTAGTTTATCCGGCTGAACAGATACGCGGATTGTGTTCACATAACCAATCGTCAGCCCTGCTTCGCGCTCAAAAGCACGCACAGAACGCTCTTTCGATTTAGCGAACTTGACAAGTCTTTCTTTTATAGTCATATATAAAAAAATTTCACAAAAATTTCACAAAACGCTTTATAAAGTTTGCATAATATGATGCTTTGCTTTATATTTGCATCATAATTCACAGGGATTACGCATGAATTACGCACAAATATAACAAAAATTGTTTAATGCAATACATTATTATCACATAAAGCACAACGCACGATGAACACAACGAGCCTTAACAGCGCGACGGGCAGCGTGCTCGGACTTGCCGAACTTATCGGAATAAGCCACGGTAAAATGCGCACTCTTATCGGCCACCTATGCGCCGCAGGACTGATAACGAGTGAATCATCGAACAAAGGAACGGCATTTCGACTCACTGACCGCGGCGAACAGGTATTGAATTTCACATCGGCTGACGTCGACGATTTTTCGACCATTCTGTCGGTTATCCAACGGCCTTTCGGCATAGCTATTTTACATATTATTAAACAACTAACGCACAACGCACTATGAAAAACAACATCGAAAATGGAATTTACATTCCCGACGAACACCGCAACCTTATCCCCGTCGACGAATGGGTGAAGCGCGAAGACCCGACCGCAGCACAGGCCGTCGTACTGGTAACCGATTTCGGAATGCTCGAAATCACCAAAGGAGACCTACCGGGCGGATTCAATTTCGAGGGCGCACAGAAAGCTGCCGCCGAATACCGCAAGGGCTTCCGCTGCCCGACCCGGCATGAAGCAATCGAAATGTACGACGCCCGGTTCCGTGGCCTCGACGAAGCCCTCAAGAAGATCGGTGGCAAACCTATAACGACTATCGGCTGGACGAGCGAAGCCGACCCCGACCCGGAGTACGATTCCTACCGCGCGTTCATCTACTACGGCAGCACGGGCAGCATGTACAACAACCACAAGTATAACGCCTACGCCGTGCGTCCGGTTTCCGCTTTCAAGGAATAGTTTCACAGTTCAATCATTCCCGCGCCCTTTACGGGGGCGCGGGTTTAATCCCCAAAAACCAAACAGAAATGAAAAAAGGCACAATCATCAAACGCACCGACTACGTGGCGACAATGCTCGCTATTCCCGTCGGAGAAGAACACGAATTCACGCTGACGGGACGCGACTACGCATCATACATGAACGCCGTCAGCCGTTTCAACAGAAACGGCAAGGCAAAATTCGAGGCCCGAACCGCTTCGGCATCCACCATCGTAATTAAACGCCTTTCGTAATATGTCGCTCCCCGAATTATACGAATTGCAGCATTGCCTCGTCCACGTTGCCGATGTCGTTGCTTGCGCAATCATCAAGCGCCAGCAACCCGCCGCCGACCTCGTAACGAAACGCGCACTGTATCGGGAATTCGGCCGGGGCTGGGTCGATAAGCATATCGCCCCGAATGGGAAGATCGAGGGCAAGCGATTCGGAACGGCCCCGAATTCACCGATCAAATACAGCCGCACGGAATTCGTCGCCCTTATCGAAGCCGAACGCCTGCAACGCGCAGAAATCATCGGCAAATACGGACGACAAGAGCAGGCAAAATAAGCTGTTTCGCAGCCTTTACCGCGCCGAACGGACGAATACACGATAACAGCCCGAAAGTCAATAAAACAGGAAATTCGATAAAAATAACATGCATGCACTCAAATACACATCAAGGGAGGTAAACCGGAATTTTCGCATCAAGGTTTCGGGCCTCGGCATCCATGAACTCAAAGGCTTTACGGGATTCGTCGGGTTGGTGGGGAGCAAACTCGCAAACAACCTGCTTGACCGGGCATTTCGAAGCAAGGCGGATAAAGTAGAATGCAAACTACGGCGCGGCTTGAAAATAACCTTTTACTACAAGTAGACATGAAAACCAAAATTTTAGCTATCCCGTGGTGGCTGTCGCTGGTCGCGCTCGGCGGAGCGATGGATGCAGACCCGATTTCATGGGCCACCGTCGCCGTAACATTCGCCGCGTTCGTAACGCTTTCCGCAGTCATAATCAGAGAACAAAGGAAAACCGCATAATAACCAATCATCACAAAACGCACGATGCTATGAACATCAAGATCAAATCAATTACCCTGCGCAATTTCAAAGGACTGCGCGACGTATCGTTCGATTTCGACGGCCGTAACGCCACGATCATAGGCGACAACGGTACGGGAAAGACAACCATTTTCGACGCCTTGACGTGGGTACTGTTCGGCAAGGATTCGCACAACAGTACCGACATCGACATCAAGACAATAGACGCCACGGGCGAACCGATGCACCGCGCCGAGCATTTCGTCGAGGTGGCATTGGACGTGGACGGCTCCACACAGACGCTGCGCCGCACGTACCGCGAGATTTGGAGCAAGCCGCGCGGGTCGTCCGATCTGCGTTTCGTCGGACACGAAAGCGCATTTGCCGTCAATGGCGTGGAGGTCGGAACCAAAACGGCATACGACAAAATCATTTCGGAATGGATAAACGACGACGTATTCCGAATGCTGACCGACCCGATGTATTTCAATACTCGCGTCGACTGGAAAGGCCGCCGCGCCGCACTTTTAGCCCTCGTCGGGGATAACATCGACCGCACGGCGATACAGGCACAGTTTGCCGACCTGCTCGCGGAAATGAACGGCGAACCCCTCGCAGATTTCAAAGCGCGACTGGCGGCCGAAAAGCGCAAGAACAAAAAGGAACTCGACACGTTCGCCCCGAAGATCGAAGCATATCAAAACACGATGCCGCCGACGGAAGACTACACAGCGCTGGAACAGGAAATCGTGCAACGCGAATCTGTGGCCGCAAACGAGATCGTTGCCTACCAACGGCAAATCGACGCACTCGACGCGCAGATCGCCAACGCATCGAAAATAGACGAAGAAACGCAGGCCGCCCACGACCGAAGACTGAAAAAGGTGCTCGACATCAAAAAGTCGTTGTCCGAATGTATCGACGCACGACTGACTGCCGCCCGTCGGTATAACTCCGACCGCGACGCGGCCATCATGGACGCACAGGAGAAAGCGGATTCAATTCTGCGCGAAATCGAGAAAACCGAAACGACGGCAAACTCGAAACGGGACACCCTCGAAGCCTGCGTAAAGAAGCAGGCGAATATCAAATCGGCGCTCGATACTATGCGTGCGAAATACGAGGCCGAGAAAAAGGCGGCATTTGAATATGTCGACACGACCACCTGCTACGCCTGCGGCCAGCCGTTACCCACCGAAACCATCGAAGAAGCCCGCCGCGCGGCCCGCGAGAGCTTCGAAAAGCACCAGCGCGAAATACTCGACAAGTTGATCGCCGACGCCAATCTCGAAAAGGACACTTACAGCAAGTTAACAAAGCTGGTTTCGACCACCGAACAGGAAATCGCAATGCTCGATCAACGCCTATCGCAACTGCGCGCGGAACATCACGCTGCGACGCTGGCTATCACAACCGCGAAAGACGTTCCCGCAATCGACCTCGAAACGGAGGAAGAACAGGCGAAATTATCCCCCGCCTACCGGAAACTCACCGAGGAACTGACCCGCGCGCAAGCCGCCCTCGAAACCTCGGCAACCACGAAAATCACGGCCGCTACGCTCACGGCACGCCGCCGGGATATATCCGCACAGATCGACACGGTGCGTCAGAACCTCGCAACCGCAACCGCCGACCTACGCCGTCGCCTTGCCAACAAGGAGCGCACAACGGAAATTCAGCGATTGATAGACGAAACCAAAGCTACCGAAAAGAAGATCGCCGAACGTATAGCCGAACTCGAACGCCTCGAATTTGCGGCGGCGGCCTACACGAAAGCAGACATCGAAGCCGTCGAAGCGGCGATAAATTCGCGGTTCGACCTCGTGCGCTGGCGAATGTACGAACAGACCATCGAGGGCGCAGACGTCGAAACATGCGTCGCCACCATCGACGGCGTGCCGTTCAACTCGCTGAACAGCGCCGGGCAGGTACTCGCCGGGCTTGACATCATTCGCACGTTCTGCCGCTACTACGGCGCAACCGCACCCGTCTTCATCGACAATGCCGAAAGTATTTCGCAGACCGACTTTGCGCTCGATTCGCAGGTCATTCGCCTGCAAGTGGTCGAGGGGGCTGCGCTCGAACTTAAAACAGCGTAACGACATGGCACAGATCGTCAGCAACGAAAAAGGATTCAAGGTTATCCACGTCGAAACGCTCGACATGTGGGCCATCGGAAGCCCCGCGAAATGCGACTACTGCACGGCGGATATGGCGACCCCTGACGGCGGCTATTACATCGCCATACTGAATAAGATATACTGCCCGCAATGTTATAAACGCTGGCTTTCCGAGGCTCGCCGCCACCCGCAGGACGCCCCTATTGAAGACCGCAACTACAACACGTATCGTCAAATCTTTTATTTCAAATAACTATGGCACAGAATAGCAATCAGAACGGAGCGCAGACCGCCCCGGCGACGCAATCGAAAGCGATTGCCGCAATGAAAGATGAACTTGCGAACAGCGTCCTGCGACGCATCGAGGAGCTGCAAGCAAACGGCGGACTGGTCGTCCCGAAAGACTACGCCGTAACTAACCAAATGAACCTTGCATGGCTTCGTATCTCCGAAATGCTTTGGGAGGATTCCAACAAAGTACAACACCCGGTTTTGGAGGTCGTAACCAAAGCATCGGTGGCAAATTCGCTGCTCGACATGGTGCTACAAGGCATGGATATTCAGAAGAAGCAAGGGTATTTTATCCCGATCAAAAACAAGGCGTCGGGGCAGCTCGAACTGACGTTCTGGCGGTCGTATTTCGGCGACGAGAAACTGGCTCGTGCGCAAGGCATGAAGAAAGTTCGGTCGGTCGTCGTCTACGAGGGTGACGAATTCGAATACATGTATACGGAGGACGGCGAAACCAAAGTAACGAAACACGTTCCGAGTCTGTCGAGAATCGACAAAGACAAGATCGTCGCCGCTTACGCCGTAACGACTATGGCCGACGGCTCGCACTCGACGACGATCAAGACGATGACCGAAATCCGGCAGTCGTGGATGCAAGGCGCGACGCGGGGCAACTCGCCTGCGCACCGAAATTTCACCAGCGAAATGGCCGGGCGAACGGTCGAGCGTTCCGCCATGAAGCACATCATCAACTCGTCGTCCGACGCATGGCTGTTGAGTGAAGACGAGAAAGAACGCCGCGTAACGAACGAAACGGCGGCCGCGCCCGCCGGGGCAAATATCGAAGAAGCAAAATTCGAGGAGGTTGCTCCGGCCGCAATCACAGCACAATCGGCCGTACCTGCCGAAACGATGCCGCCGATCCCTACGCCGACGCCCGTTCCACGCGAGGAGGTAACCGAAGAGGCGGCCCCTGCTGCCATTGAAGACGACCCGTTCAACGTGTAACCCGATGAAGCTGCACGTTATATCCTCGTCGTCGGCTGGTAACTGCTACGTTTTGGAGAGCGAAGCGTCTGCACTCGTTATCGAGTGCGGCGCATCGCCCGAAACGATGTTTGCCCGAACTGGTATCGACGCCCGAAAGTTCGTCGGTGCAGTAGTAACGCACGAGCACGGCGACCACGCGGCCCACATCGGCAAATACGCCGACCGGGCAATCGACGTCTACGCCTCGCAGGGAACGCTCGCGGCGTGTCGCATCGACAAAGTGCACCGGGCGCACGCTTTGCGGCCGATGCAGTCCGTCACGGTCGGCGATTTCGTCGTCCGGACGTTCGACGTGAAGCACGACGCAGCGGAACCGTTCGGGTATATTATCGAACACGAGGAATGCGGAAAAGTGCTATTTGCTACCGACACGCATTTTATCCGGTACAACTTCAAATCCCTGCGACTGAATCATATTCTGATCGAGGCGAACTATTCACAAGAGGAGCTGGACGATAATATCGCCCGCGGGGCGATGAACCCGGCACAGGCTGCGCGCGTGCGAACGTCGCATCTATCAATCGACGCAGCGTGTGATATGGTCAAGGCGAACGAAACGGCGGAACTTTCGACGGTCGTTCTGTTGCACCTTTCAAACGCAAACAGTCTTGCCGATGCTTTTGCCGCGCAAATGCGCAAAACAGCCCGTTTCGCGCGTGTTTTCGTTGCGGACAAGGGTTTAATCGTCGAACTGAATAAAAGCGAAATTTAACGGGCAAATCAGCATCAATGGCAAACGAAACAAATACTGGTTGGGTACGGTTGTATCGCAGCACGCTCGGATGGGAGTGGTTCGACGACCCGCTCACGCTGCAACTGTGGGTCGTTTGTCTACTCAAGGCGAATTACACGCCAACAAGGTGGCAGGGAATCGAGATCGAACGAGGATCATTCGTCACGTCGGTCGACGGTTTATGCACCGCGACGAAGCAAACGACCCGGCAGATCAGGACACGTTTAGCCCGGTTGCAAGCGTCGGGCGAAATATCAGTGCGGGCGACAAACCACAAAAGCATCATAACTATCTGCAAATTCGATACTTACCAACCAATCGACAGCGACAACGACAAACGACCGACAAACAGTTACGAGGTTTTGCGGAGGGTACCGGGAAAGAAAGCCGCCAAAATCGACAAACGAAACGACGAGCCGAAGCAACTCGTAATTAACACCAATACAAGCGATTACAGCGATAACACCGAACAAAACGACAAACAGAACGACAATCAATCGACAAACGACCGACAAACGCAACTGTTTTCAAGCGACAACAGTATAAGAATATATAAAGAAGAATATAAAGAATTAAAAGAATCTCTCTCTTCGCGCGTGCGCGCAACGGAGGCAGAGAGAGAGACATTTTTTGAAATCTTTTTTTTCAAGAATTTCCAAAATCCCGATTACGAGGTCGAACGATTCTGCGCTAATTACGAGGCGTCGGGCTGGATTCGTAAAAACGGGCAAGCCGCTACCGACCGCCCGGCGCTTTCGCGGACATGGACGCAGGAAGATAAAAACGCCGCGCCACGCTTCAACGCCGATTTTCTTGCGAAATACCGACGTTTCTACGGCCTCGTAAAACAAACGAATCCGGCGCTTGCGCCGATATTCATTCACGATCTGGAATTGGTATTTATCGACACCGAACGCAAGCGGCTAACGTTCCGCTGCACGCGGCAGATGGCCGAAGCCGTCGAGGCCAATGTCCGGTTCTTTCGGGATAACTTTTTCGACAAACATTTCGCGGGCTGGACGCTACACTACCAAACCCCGCGAATCTAAAACCACAACGCACGATGAAAAACAAAAACGACAAGCGGGGTAAGTCCCCGGCAAATTTCTACGACAGAATCGCCGAAATGCTCGGTAAGGCGGCTATTCCGCAGACGATCACAGTCGAGGCCGAGGGAGTTTCGCCCGAAACATTCTCGGCAGCAGGAATCACGAAACGCGAACTGTATGCCACCGTCGCAATGGCAAGCCTTGCGCACGCTGTCATAACAACCCCACCCGTCGGAGGCGGCAGGCTTCGTTCAGACTGGGCGCGGCGCGTGGCTGCACAGGCCGCAGAGCTGGCCTACTACCTCGACGAAGCACTCGGCGAGATCGAACGAAACGGCGAACCCGCAAAAGATTCAAGACGATGAAAATTCTGTATTTGCCACTCAAAAAGGAGTGGTACGAAATGATCGAGCGGGGCGATAAGCGCGAAGAGTACCGCGAAAATACCCGTTACTGGAAAACGCGGCTTATCGACACGGTAATATACGACGAGGGGGACGAGGAGACCGAAAGCCCGGTATTTATATTCTTCAAAGACTACGACGCAGTTTGTTTTTCCTACGGCTACACCCGCCGCCGGATGCTGTGGGAGTGCAAAGGCATTGATTTTGGCCGAGGTCGCCCGGAATGGGGTGCACCCGATCACAAAACATTTATCATCAAACTTGGAAACCGCCTGAACGATGAGAGATTACAGTAAAGATTTCGCCGAATGGCGAAAATGGCGCGACGAAAAAGGGTTGCCGCCTATCTACGACAACCCGGCCGACGCGGGTATCGAAACGGATTTCCGGGTCGGGCAGCAAGTGTCGTTCACGAACGAATACGGCGTGCGGTTCGAACCGCACGTGATAATGGGATTCTGCAAACCGGAGCTTTCGGGCCGGTGCGTCTACCTCGACTACGACTGCTACTGGTTCCCGACGGAACTCAAATCGTTAAAACCCTATCGGAAATGATGTCCCAGCCGACTTACATAGCCTCGTGTTCGTTTGGCAAGGATAGTATCGCAACAATTCTCCTTGCCCTCGAACATGACGAACCACTCGACCGGGTGGTATTCTCGGAAGTGATGTTTGATCACGCACGCAACATCAGCGGAGAGATTCCGGAGCACATCGGGTGGATATACGACACAGCTATCCCGAAGCTGCACGACATGGGCATCCACGTCGACGTGGTACGCGCCGAACGGGACTACTGCTATTTTTTCGCAAATGCCGTCGGGGGGGGGAGAATGCAGGAAAGATTTACGGGTTCCCGCTCGGCGGCAAATGCTTCATAAACCGGGATTGCAAAGTCGCGCCCATACGAAAATACCTCGCCGAAATTGCTGGCGGTCCCCTGCGTGCCAAAACGAATATCGTGCAGTACATCGGTATCGCCGCAGACGAACCGCGTCGACTTGCAAAACTCACAGAGAACAAAATATCGCTCTTGGCGAAATATGGCTACACCGAGCAGATGGCGAAACAACTTTGCGCCGCTCACGGGCTACTGTCGCCGATCTACACGACCGGGACGCGCGGCGGATGCTGGTTCTGCCCGAACTGCAAAATACAGCATTTCGTCAACCTGCGACGCAATCATCCCGAACTATGGGCAGAATTGGTCGAGTTGAGCCATACGCCGAACTTGTGCAGCTACGGATTCAAATACGGCCTTACCGTGCAGGAGGTCGAAAAACGGATGAATGCAGAAGAACAACAGCTAAAACTTTTTTAATCACAACTTTCCATGAAAGACATTCATCACACCTGCCGATGCACCGGGCAACAGTTTACGTTCAAAGAGTGGTGCGCGTGGATTAAAAGCCACGAAAAAGCCCGACAGGATAGCAGTGAATTCGTGGTGTTATCGCATAATGGTTTCGATTTCAACATTCACGACGTATGCCTAACGCCTAACAGACCTGTCCGGTTATTCAACACCCATTGTGTCGTGGAGGTTAAAACGGCGCAGTCGCTAACCGGACGCTGGGATTATGGGCTGGATGTCAACTTGCACAATTCGGGCCATTACGTCGGGGTCGGATTCGTCGATGATGTGCAAAAGGGATACCCAACGGAGGCCGCCGCAATTCTTGCCGCCCTGCTCGATGCCCGCAAATCAGCCGAACGTGAATTGGCAAACTGTTCCGGTCGCTCCCGGTCAAATCTCGACAATGAGGACGACGAAGACGGGTTCATCAAAGACAGCACGTTGGCCCCGTATATTCGGAATATCATCAAGCAAATCGACGATCAGCGCCGTGCAACGGCGTTCAAACAACTAACCCTATTTTGATTATGACACGACACGTTGAATCGCACATGCAACGAATGTGCGTTGGTTGGTTCCGGCTCCAATACCCCGCCGTCGGCAAACTCCTGTTCGCCGTTCCGAACGGCGGCGCACGGAGCCGCACGGAAGCCGCGATAATGAAAGCAGAGGGCGTAACCGCAGGCGTTACCGACCTTATCCTGCTGCTCGGACGCGGAGGCTTCAACGCCCTATGTATCGAAATGAAGACTACCGACCGACGTTCCGCCCTATCGGACGCACAAATCGAATGGCGCTCGCTCACAATCACGAACGGAAACAGACACGTCGTCTGCCGGACGTTAGAGGAATTTCAGTCGGAAATACGCTGGTACATGGCGCGTCCGGCAAATAACGAACCACGGGACGAAATCACCTGTGCACGCCCGATAGTTCCGCCATCCATCGAAGAGATCGAGCGAGCATTTGGGAAAATCAGACGACACAAAATCAATCATCAATCTATTAAAACAGCAAAGCAATGAGAGAAATTAAATTCCGAGGCAAACGCCTCGACAATGGGGAGTGGGTAGTCGGCAGCTATATAGAAGCCGAAAACAGAGATCGAAGCATAGCGCATCAAATTATACCCTACAAAGCTGGTTTAGTTGTCCGAGAAGTAGATCCAGCCACCGTCGGTCAGTACACGGGGCTGAAAGACAAGAACGGCAAGGAGATTTACGAGGGCGACATTATAAATTGGCTCATGCACCGGATGGATCGCACAGGATATATCGAGGAAGGGCGCGTTGAGTTCCGAACGAATGAGCAGGCAACTGTTGTAATCAATAAGTTTGCAACCAAAGACGGACGCGAGAGTGTGCGCAATATCCTGAATTGCCTTAATGATCTGAAAGTCATTGGCAATATCCACGATAACCCCGAATTGATGAAAGGAGGTGACCAATGACAACACACAACCCGAAATTCAGAGGAACGCCCGGCCCGTGGCGGGTCGACGGGCACGAACACAAAAACGGCGTCGTAGAATATACCATCGTTTCGATTTCCGGCGACGCTGTCGGCTGCGCTCCCGTCGCAGAGGTACTGCGCAATAACCCGCGCCCGATACCGGAACATCGCGTCGAGGCAAACGCCCGGTTGCTCGCCGCTGCACCCGACTTATTGGCCGCACTCGAATCCCTCGTCGAAACATTCGACCCGGATAGGCAGGTTATCTATTCATTCGCTCGCGGGAAGATCGAAGCGGCAAAACACGCCATCGAATACATCTATCAATCAAATCGTCAATAACAATGAAAACAGTCGAAGACCTTAACAGACTTATCCGCGACGAAATCGCGGCCATCGAAGCACTCCGAAGCGAAGACGAAAAAATATGGTCGGTTCGGGGGGGGGTAACAGAGGCCGATGCAAAACGCAGCAAGAAGATCCGCCGCATGATCGGCGATCATAACAACGAGATCGCCCACCTGCGCCGCCTTATCCGCTTTGTCGAGGCAACCCCGGAAGAGGGTATACGAATGATGCTCGACCAGCTGCGCGGACAGGTAGATCGAATCACCGTATCTGCCGACCGCTACAAATTGAAAGAGCAGAAAAAAGAGTATCTGACACGTGCAGGCGCGCAGCTCAAACACGCACAAATCGCCGAACTTGAATTCTTATTACAATGAATAACAAAGCTATTGCCCCGGAAACTACCGTACAGGAACGGTGTGCCATCTGCGGCCGCCCGAGGATTTACAAATACGACGGTTATTGTCGTCCCATCTGCGAACGATGCGCCAACGGAGGTGGCAGGACATACGTTCGAAGCGGAGAGAAGATTGGCCGCAACGAACCGTGCCCATGCGGTAGTGGTTTGAAATACAAGAAATGTTGCGGCAAATGAATGCCGCCCTTAATAACTCAAAACCAAAATAAAGATGGACAAAAAACAAACGACCGCGACTTGCCCCAAATGTGGGGAAGAAATTGTGCAGTGCGAAAACTGCGAGAATATGGGCTGCCCCGATTGCGACGGGTTTGTAGTTACCCGCGGCGACGTGATTCTGTGCCCGGAATGTGCCGCCGCTTGCAAGGAGGACTGCGACAAGATGCGCGCTGTCGGTTGCGGTAGTTGCGCCCTTTTCGCTGACGAAGACGACGAGGGGCAGGGTTGGTGCGAACTGCATCAGGAATCCGTGTGCTTCATTGATAAATGCAAGCGACCGAATTTCGAAAGTCTGATCGCTGATAAAATCTTACCCAAAAGCGTGTATTATTTACACGCTTTTTACATATCTTTGTGCTGGTAACCAATACAGAGTAAACGCAACCGGGCCTATGAAAATTCCGCAAACTATCGAAATGCAGGTTGGCGCGCTCAATGCCAGCGAGCACAACCCGCGACAAATCACCGAAGACGATTTCGCCGAACTGGTCAAATCCCTGCTACTGCTGCCGAAAGGCTTGTATTACCGCCCCGTCGTCGTGGACGACCGGAATATCGCCCTTGCCGGAAATATGCGCCTGCGGGCGCTGAAATACATTCACGAACTCGGATTCGACGACCTCGCAGAAATCTTGCGGGCGTCGTATCGGTTCCGGCATTTCGACGAGGCGAAACAATCCGCGCTGCTGAACTACTGGCGCGAATGGCAGATGCACCCGACCGTGCCGACGCTTTACGCCTCGGAACTCGACGAAGACGAGCAACAGCAGTTCATCATCAAAGACAACCTATCGTTCGGCACGTTCGATATTGACATGTTGGCGAACGAGTACGACATCGCGGCGATCATCGACGATGGTTTCGACATCGACCTGCTCCCAAAATCGGCCATCGAGGCGTTGGCCGCGGCAAATGGTATCGACCCTAACGATATAACAGGGCGACGCTGTGGCGGCGACGGGGAAGCCGACGAGCACTACACGCACAAAATCACGTCGCCCGTCTACGAGCCGAAGAACGAAAAACCGGACTTATCGACGCTGACCGACAGCGGCCGAACCGACGAACTGCTGGCAAAGATCGAGGCGTCGAACGTATCGCCCGACGAAAAAGAGTTCCTGCGGCAGGCTGCCGCACGGCATACGGTGTTCGACTACGCCAAGATTGCCGACTACTACGCACACGCCTCGAAAGAAATGCAGGAGCTTATGGAAGATTCGGCGCTGGTCATTATCGACTTCGGCAAAGCCATCGAAAAGGGCTACATCCGTTTGTCGGACGAAATACGAAACGAATACACACGGGAGTATGGCAATGAGGCATAACGGGTTCGTCGCGTTCATTCTGACGCACGGCCGCCCCGACCGGGTGCTGACCTATGAGAAGCTGCGCAAACACGGATATACGGGGAAAATATACATCGTCTGCGACGACGAGGATAAGACGCTGCCGGAGTATCGCAAACGCTTCGGCGACGTGCTCGTCTTTTCCAAATCGGAGATCGCAAAGACATTCGACGAGGGCGACAATTTCGGCGACCGCCGGGCAATCATCTACGCCCGCAACGCCTGTTTCGAGCTGGCCCGACAGATCGGGGCGACGCATTTCATCGAGCTGGACGACGACTACACATATTTCAAATTCCGGTTCGACGACCAGCTACGCTGGCACGGCGCAGACGTCCAAGACCTCGACGCGGTATTCGACATGCTGCTCGACTATTTCAATTCCGCCCCGATGCTGACCCTTGCGATCGGACAAGGCGGCGATTATATCGGCGGCGAAAAGGCGACGAGATTCAACGACGGAATACAGCCGATGCGCAAAGCCATGAATTCGTTTATCTGCTCCGTCGACCGACCGTTTCAATTCGTCGGCCGTATCAACGAAGACGTCAATACCTACGTCCTGCTGGGGTCGCGGGGGGGGGTATTTCTGTCCATCCTACAAATCGGCCTCGACCAACTCGAAACGCAGAGCAACAGCGGCGGCATGACGGAATTGTACTTGGATGCAGGCACGTATGTAAAGAGCTTCTATACGGTTATGTATTGTCCGTCATGCGTGGTTGTTTCGGCAATGGGAACCGCCCATCGGCGGCTGCATCATCACATCAAATGGCGATACGCCGTGCCGAAGATACTGCGCGAATCGGTTAAAAAGTAACGATCAATGGCATCACACCCAAGCAATAACAAATCGGCGAAAGACCGCCGGAATGCCCGTCTGCCGCTCGTGTCACATCTGCGCCTCGAACGGCGGATGCCGTTTCGTCAGATCGCCGCAGAGGTCGAACGGCAGTTGGGATATTCGGTAACGCCGAAGACGATCAAGACCGATTGGGATTTGCTCGTCAGCGAATGGCGGGCCGAAGCCGCGAGCAACACACAGCAGGCGTGCGACGAGGCGCTGATGGAGTGCGACCGCGCCATCGCGGAACTGTGGCGGCTGTACGAAGCCAGCAAGCAGAAACGAGTTGTCAAGCGGGCAAAGGTTCGCACGGCACTCGTCGATATAAACACGTTCGGAAATCCTGTCGTCAGCAAGCCTCTCGACGCCCCCGTTCCGCTCGAATCGGAAACGTCGAGCGTAACGGAGGAACCCGTCGGCGACGTGCGAATCCTCGCCGAAATCCGCAAATGGGAGGAACGCCGCGACAAACTGCTCGGCCTCGACAAGGTACAGGTCGACATCACATCGGGCGGAAAGGAATTCAAGGGGTTTTCGTCGGTGCTGCCCGTCGTGCCGGACATCGACGAAATCGTCCGCCGTATCGACGAGGAGCGCGAACGGAAACTATCGGAAAAAGACGAATAACACATGCTTACCGACGGACTACAACAGCGCGAGGAACAGCAGCGCGTCAACTACAAACAGTTGCTTGCCTACCGCCACTTGGCCGACCCGCGAATCCGATACGTCGTCTATGGCGGCGCAGCAGGCGGCGGCAAATCGTGGCTGGGGTGCGACTGGCTTATGCGTTGCTGCTGGGCATTCCCGAAAACGCGCTGGTTCGTCGGCCGAAACAACATCAAGGACAGCCGCGAATCCGTGCTGGTCACGTTCGGCAAGGTCGCCGATTCCTACGGATTCACAGACTACCGGATAACGGACGACGGCATCAAGTTTACGAACGGGTCGGAAATCGTACTGCTCGACTTGACGTTCTATCCGCAGAAAGACCCGATGTTCGAGCGGCTGGGGTCGAAAGAGTTTACAGGCGGTTGGATAGAGGAGGCCGGAGAGGTTCATTATATGGCCTACGAGGTGCTGAAATCCCGAATCGGGCGGCATCTCAACGAGGAATACGGACTGGAAGCAAAGATGCTCATAACCTGCAATCCGAAAAAGAATTGGCTGTATAAGCATTTCTACAAACCGCATATCGACGGAACGTTACCGAAAGACTGCGCATTCGTTCAGGCGTTGGTCTACGACAACCCGTTTATCACGCCCGATTACATCCGAACGCTCGAATCAATCGGCGTCAAGTCGATTCGGCTACGTCTACTGCTCGGCAAATGGGAATACGAGAGCAACGCAAACCAACTCGCCGACTACGACGCCATCCTCGACTGCTTCACGAACGAGCGGCAGACGGGCGACGGCGTGCGGCGTATCAGTGCCGACCTTGCCATGAAAGGCCGTGACCGCTTCGTCGCGTTCAACTGGACGGGAATGGCCGCTAAACTCGCTATCGACAAACCGTACAGCACGGGCAAGGAGATCGAAACCGACCTGCGCAACGAATCGAGGCGGCACGGCGTCCGGCGCTCCAACATCATCGCCGATTCTGACGGACTGGGGCAGTACCTCGATTCGTATTTGGAGGGCATCAAGACGTTCCACGGAGGAGCGCCCGCGCCGGATAACACGTATTTCAACCTCAAATCGCAATGCGCGTTCAAACTGGCGGAGGTTATCAATGCGGGGCTGCTCTGCATCGACTGCCCGGAAGAACTGCAATCGACCATTGCCGAAGAGCTGGAAGCCTGCCTTGTCGCCCGCGACGTCGACGCCGACACGAGCAAGAAACGGATCATCGACAAACGAGAGATGAAAGCCGTACTCGGTCGGTCGCCCGACTATTTCGACCCGCTGATGATGCGCATGTACTACGAAATCGTCCCGCAGCCGAAAGGTATGCGCGTCCACGTCGGGCGGCTTTCGTGAAAAGCTATTTTCGGGCTGTTTCTGCTGGTAAAATTTGAAGGACGAATAAACTACCGCCCCGGCGGCAAAAGTGGATTAAACAGGAAAACTGATGAAAATAACAATCAAGAAACGGACGACCCGGCAGGTGCTCGCTATCGAACGAGTGCTGACGCCCGAATCGCGTGCAGCATTGCAAACCCTGCCGAAGCCAAACAAAGTATGCGGCGTGCGCACGCCTCTAAACCTCAACGATCTAACTATCGGCGACCTGTTCAGCTTGCAGGCAGACGGGGTGCACGCTCTTATAGAGCGAATCGCGTCCGTCATTCTGAAAGTACATCCCCGGCGCTGCTACAACGAACGGGCAGACAAAATGCTCGGTTTCGTCTTTTGGGTCGGGCGAGAATTGGAGCGCATCGCAGCGTTGTTCGCAAGCACAAGCAACCAGCCGACGCCCGAAGAGATCAAAGCCGGAATAAACGACCTTGATTTCGGGCCGTTCGGCATCATCGACTGGTACGCCCACCGACAGGGCTACCAAGACCAAGACGACGCCGCAAAGGTGGCATGGGTGCGCGTCTGCGAGTGTATGCGAATCGACAACGAGCGGATCGCCTTTGAACGGCGCCTGCGCGAAATAATGGCCAACAAAAACAAATAGACTTATGGAAAAACCGACAGTCGAAAACAAAGTCAAGGAGATCGCCGAGGCGATGGGCCTTACCTATCTGTGCGAATCGTGGTTCCGCGCCAATCAAGCGTTCGACCGATTCCGGCGTCAAGGAGAGAGCCGCGAGGTTACACACCCCGACGGCCTCACGCTGCCCGCCTGCCTCTACGTGCAACCCGTGGCGGGTTTTCTGAATTTCACGTCGCAGGGCTTCGTGCGCGACGCTCCATCCTGCCTTATCTCCTTTGCCGACGCTATGCCGCTCGACTACAAAGGAGCCGAGGCGCAGGAGATCGCCGAGCGGCTGAAAGGTCTTGCCGTGCGATTCATCGTTGCCGTAAACGAAAGCGGCTTTTTCGTTCCGGTCGCCGGGCAGATCAATTACCGCGTCGCGTTCGACAAGATGGACGCAAACCTATGTATCGTAACGCTGTCGCTGACACTCCAAGAACAGGCGGGCGTCTGCTTCGATTACGGCTTGTAGCTATGGACGTACAAAGAATAGAACTCGAAGCCGACCGAATCGTCGCCGAAGAACTCGACCGGGCACGGCAGAAGATCATCGAGAACCACGTCGCCGCGGGACAACAGACGACGGGCGCAACCGCCGACAGCATCACGATAGCTGTAACGACCAACGGCGGCGTAACCACGGGAACGATGGACGCCCGCCCATATTTTGCAGCACTTGAAACCGGTACGCAGCCGTGGCTGTCACAGCATTTTCGCCGACGCCGCGACGGGTCGGTCTATCCGTCCGCCCCGAAATGGTTTATCGACATCATCGCGGACTGGGCCGCAGCAAAGGGTGTAGATATTTCAGCGTGGGGAGCAGCGACCAAAATAATGACGGAGGGGTCGGCCCTATTCCGTAACGGCGGCCGCGAAGACATCTTCACGCCCGAAATAGCGGCCCTATCCGACCGCATCGCCGATAGGCTGGCGGGGCTTTTCGATGCGCAGATCGTCGAATCAATTTTAAGACAATAGACCATGAGCAGAACATTTACACACAGCAGCACGGGAACAGTAGTCGAATATCCCAATGCAACGCATTTCGCATTCGTCCCGGCGATTTTCAAAATCACGAAAATTCCCACAACGTATGACAAATTAGAAATGGTCTTAACCGACCGCCAAGCGCAGCAATCGTACAGCGAAGAGCGCGAGCCGCTCAATGGGGCCGCATATTTCGATATACGGCGGTATCTGCAACTGTTGTTCAATAACGTTGCGCAGGGAGTGATTGATTACAGCAAGGGGTTCGTCGATTCCCCGCTGAAAAAAACTATCTATGCTACGATATATTGGTATAGCAACGGTAGTCAATTCTATCTCGGCACGTTTGGAATAGATGCTATATGGGGTACAATATCCGCCCGCGAATCATCCGGCGGCATCATGCGTCGCAAATGGTTCGTCCGCTATCCGTTTACGGTTGATGTCTTCGCCAAGAACGGAACATCGTTCGACGTGCTGATCGACGGTAAACAGTCCGACATCATGTTTTACAACCACAACGAGGACGCGGAAGGTGCGACCCCATACCACCGCTACCTGCTGAATCCGGCAAGAGTGATCGACCCCTCGACCGTCACCCGTTCGGTGCATATCGCCGTACCGCATAGCCTCGTGCTGAAAAATGACGAGGAGACTGTCGGCATGGTTGGTTATACACTTGACATAGACCGGAGCGCAACCGGCGTCTATCTGCGCTGGATAGACCAACAGGGGCGCTATTGTTACTACCTGTTCAAGGAGATCGGCAGCGCGTCGACCGTTTCGGCGTCCTCGACATGGGAGCGTAACGACATGAATGTCCCGACCGCTTACATCGACGGTGTGAATGTCGAAACGTCAGTCCGGCAAAGTCTATCCCGGAAAAAGACCCGTTCGCTGGGGGCAAAGCTGGTCGATTCCGAAACGTATGATTTCCTGCTCACACTCGCGCAATCGGTCGTCGTGGACGTCTTCGACGGGTACGACGCCAACGACGTGTCGCTGTGGCATCGCGTCAATATCGTTGCTGGCAGCTACGAGAAGACGACGAAACATTACCAAGATTTCATTTTCTCAATCGAAGAACCCGCGCAGAGCGCACAAACGCTGTAACCATGACAGAGGAATTATATATCAACGGCGAAACCGTCGACATTAAACCGGATGCGGCGACGACCCTCAACTACAAATCCAACCTGCTCGGCGACATATCGAAAATTACGTCGTCGAACTCGCAGACGATTCAATGCCCGAAGACGACGCGCAACCGAAAGATATTCGACAATCCGGGGGCGCCCGCCTATGTGTCCGATAAGCGATACAACCGATATTCGGCGCGCCTCGTTCGGAATGGAATCGAGATCGTCCGTGTCGGATATGCCGTGCTGCTATCTTCGTCGGAAACCTACGAAATCGCGCTTTATTGGGGTGTGATGGCAAACTTTCAGGCGTGGGTAGACAAAGCGGCCAAGTTGAACGAGCTGACCGGAACCGAGGCGCTGACGTGGGGCGCAAATATCACGGCAACATCCCTGTCGCAAATGAAATCCGCCGGATATGGATACGCAAAATACGACTGCGGCGTATCGAATACCAGTCTTGCCAATATTCACCCCAGCGTCACGGCGTGGTGGATTCTCAACAGGATAGCAACGCAGGCCGGATTCACTTTCGAAATACCAGACAAACACAAACTGGCGCTTCGAGGGATAGCGATTCCGTGTTTGAGCCGGAACGCATCGGCGGCGAGCAACCAAGCCGAGGCGACCGTGTCGACATATCCATTCCTGCAAAATTCGAATGGTTTTTGGGGGTACTCCATCGCGGGCAACAACGGCACGGACAAACACGGCGTGTTCGACCCGGACGACAATACCAAAATTCGCAAGGTCGACGGCGCAACCAAAGTTATAATTTCTATCATCGACAAGTCGGGGTCACAGTTGGGAATGACGCTTTACTCCAACGATTCGGGGGCGTTCCCCAGCCGTGTATATGTCCGCGCCACCCAATATAACGATAACAGCGAAACGACAACGCAAATCGCGGTTAGCATTGGATCGTCGGCAGTATCATCATCAACAGGAATGTATGCGTATCAAAAGACGTATTATTTCGCCGACATAAACGAAGAACTGCTTTGGGGCAGGTACGATTATCTGCGTTTATTCCCGCATAATGGGTCAGGCCGGATAGTCGGGTCGAGGTTGGGGAATACCAAGCTAACCATTACAGAGGATTTCGAAAGTATCATTTATCCAAGCACATACCCAATACCGCAGAACCTGCCCGAAATCTCGCAAATCGACTACATCAAAGCGATCTGCGGAATGCTCGGCATCTTTGCCGTGCCCGACCCCGCAAATGTCAATAATCTGAAATTCGTATCGCTCGACACCTTACAGGAGAACAAGGTGCAGGCGTGCGATTGGTCGGACAAACTCGCTCGCAGCAATGACGACGAGCCGAAGACCACGGAATACAAAATCAACGATTACTGCCGCAACAACTATTTCAGGTACAAAGAAGACGATACGGTTTCCACGAACGCCGACGGCAATCTGAAAATCGACAGCGAAATTCTGGATGCCGAAAAGACCGTTATAACATTGCCTTTCGCTCCATCGGACGGCTCGACGATACGGCACTACGAACTGAACGACGACGGGACGGCCGTCGACGCCGTCCAAGTCAAAGACCGAATTATGCGCCTTATCAGCGATGGTTCCGGGCTGGCTATGCTTACATTCGACGGCCTCGATTTCACGACCTTACTATCGAAATACTATTCCACCCTATCGCGCCTGCTCAACGGCGTAATAACTATTGCGGAGCAGGTTATGCTGGACGAATACGACTTGAAATCGCTGGACTACTCGATTCCGTTCTACCTGCGCCAATACGGGAAATTCTACGGCATTGTCAGCATCCAGTCGACAGCGAACAAAGCCTGCGAGGTCAAGGCCATACAGTTGCCGGAAACGGTTATCGAACAAACGGAACCGGAACGCCCGTCGCAAACGGTGTATATTGGATGGGAACAGAATTTAGCGGCTGTCTATATTACAGCCAGCAAGCCGCCCGCGTCCGATCTCGAAGTCGTTGCCACGCCCTACACTTACGAGGGCGTCGCGCTCGGACAGGAGGTAATAACACTCGCAGCCGGACAAACAAAAGCGTCCACATCCCCAGTTACGCGCATTTTCGGCTGGCTCGAAATAAATTCCATCACCCCGGAATACGACGACACATACAGCTACGAAATCGCAGAACAAACACAAACCGAGTAAAGATATGGCAGAAAACACAACAACCCGCGTCGTCGAGGTGCAAGTCGACAACGCGGAAGCTATCAAGCTGATAGCCGACTACAACGCCAAGATCGAGGAATCGACGGCAAAGGAAAAAGCGCTGCGCGAGGAGATCAAGCGCAAGGGCGAAGCCTCGGCCGCCGACCGCGAAGAACTGGCAAAGCTACGCGCCGAGCAGACGGCCTACAAGCGTGAACTGCGCGAGGTCGAAAAGGAGGTGCAGAACAATATTAAGGCGGCCCGCGAAGCGGAGGGATCAAACCGGAAACTGCGTGCCGAACTGTCGAACCTTACAAAACAGTACGATTCGATGAGCGCAGCCATGCAGAAAAGCGCGGAGGGCCAAGCGCTTAAAAAGCGGATCAACGAAATAACCGACGCGCTGCTCGAATCGGAAGAGGGCACGCAAAGATTCTACCGGAATGTGGGCAACTATCCCGACCTCAAACCGCTCGAAACGCAGTTGGGCGTAATTCGTCAGCAACTCGCGCAGATGAAATACGAGGGCAAAGAAACGACGCAGGAGTATCAAGACCTGCTGGGCGTTGCCGCAAACATGAAAGATGCCCTTGCCGACGTCGAAGCGGGCATCAATGCCGGGGCATCCGACACGGCACAACTCGACGTGCTCATAAAGGGGACGCAGAATCTTTTGCAGCTATGGGCGCAATGGTCTATACTTTCAAAGCAGTTAGGGGTCGAAAATAAAGACCTCGACAAGGCCATCGGCATTATAACGCAGACACTCGGCGCGCTCGTGGCTATTCAGTCCGTACAGAATATGTTGCAGAAACAGTCTATCGTCATGCAAAAGGCACAGGCGATTGCGACATGGGCGCAGACGAAAGCGGAAACCGCCCGGACATCGGCGATGGCCGCCGGAACGGTTGCCACAAACGCCGGAACCGCCGCTGTTTGGAAATTCACGGCGGCACTCTTCGCAAACCCAATCGGGGTGATCGTCGCGGCAATTATCGCGGCAATCGCGGCCGTTTACGCCCTCGTTAAGGCGTTCAGTTGGTTCAATTCATCGACCGAAAAAGCGAAAGAGAATCTGAAAAAACAGGGCGAAGAACTCGACAAACTCAATAAGAAATACGACGAGCACATCGAGAAGATGAAAGCCCTCGGCAAGACCGACGAGGAAATAACGCTGACGCGCCTTGCCCTACTGAAAGACCTTGCTAACAAGCGCGCCGAACATTTCAAAGCGGCGCAGCGGCTCTACAAAAAGGACAGCGAGGAATACAAGGCATCACAAGATGCCAAGAAAAAAGCGGCCGAGGACTACCAGTCAGCGCTGAATGACACAGCGAACCACCTGCGCAGCCTCGCGTCCGCCTATAACGACGCCGCGTTAAAAAAGAAGCTGGGCGCGGTTAAATACGCGACGCAACAAGCCAACGAGGAATTCAAGAATCAGCGCCAACTACTCGTCGAACTGGTGTATGCAGGTAAGGTAGCCAGCAGCGAGGCGAAAGATATTCTTGCAAGCCTCGAAGCTGCGCGCGACAAGGCGATAAAGGAAGCCTACAAAGAAGCCGCAGAAAAGCAGAAACAGGCCCTTGCGACCGAACTTACCGCCGTGCGCGCAGCGACCGACGCCAAAGTCGCCTTGATGAAAGAGGGTATCAGCAAGCAGTTGACGCAGGAAGAGGTCGCATACCGCCGTCGCGTCGCCGATCTGAAAAAACGCCTTGAAACCGAAAAGGGGTTGACAAAAAAGGCGAAAGCGGCGATTCAGCAGCAAATCGAACTGGCCGAACAGCAACACACGTTAAACGTCGAGAAGATCAACCGCGCGGGCCTTGACAAGAAAATCCAGCAAGAGCAGCAGAACATCTCCCTGCGGCTTGCTGCCGTCAAGCAGGGAACCGACGCTGAATATACGCTGAAAGTCGAACAGCTACGGAAACAACAGGAAGCCGAACTTGCCAACGTCGAACTGACCGAGCAGCGAAAGGTTCTCATTCGGGAGAAATACAACAAGCAACTGGATGACCTTTCGAACCAATGGATAAATGCCAATCTGCAAAAACAGAACGACGCCCTGCGGCTCGAATGGGAAAATCGAATCAACGCCGCCGCTGTGCAAGGCCAAAACACCCTGCAATTACAGTTGCAGATGCGACAGGCGGAACTCGATGCCTTGCAACAGATGGAGGGCGAAAGCGACGCCGCATTCAAGGCCCGACAACTCGGCGCGCAGCAGGCATACGTTGATGCAAAACGGGCTATCAACGACTACGAGGTGCAGATCGAACAAGCGAAGCTGGAAGCCCTCGCAGCAGTCACGAACGGCCTATCGGGTTTGCTCGAAGAGTTGGGCGAAGATAATAAGACTTTCGCCGTTTTGAGCAAGACGCTTGCATTGGCCGAGATCGCCATCAACACCGGAAAGGCTATTGCCGCGGGTACGGCGCAGGCTCAAAGCGTCCCATTTCCCGGCAACCTTATCGCAATCGCTACGACTGTTGCAACGATCATGGCGAATATTACGTCGGCGATCAAGACCGTCAAATCGGCAAAATTCTCGACGGGCGGTTATGTGTCAGGGCCGGGAACGGCAACAAGCGACAGTGTACCCGCCATGCTGTCGAACGGCGAATCGGTAAACGCAGCCTTGCCGACGTCTATGTTTGCCCCGATCTACTCGGCGCTAAACCAGCTCGGAGGCGGTGCGCCGATAGTCGCCACGCAGTCGAGCAATCAGATAGCAGGCGAAGATATGCTTGCCCGTGCATTTGCAAAGGGAGTTTCGCAACTCGACATGCGCGTCGGAGTGGATGAAATAACCCGCGTATCCGACCGGGTGAAAGCAGTCGAATCATTAGGCGACTTGTAGCTATGAAAGTGCACGAAATTTTACAACAGAACGCCGATCTGCTCCGGGCGCTTGCTCGCGCAGGCGCCGCCATCGAGGATGTCCGCTACATCCCCCTATGGAGCGACTACGAACGACTGCGCCGCGACGGGTTCAAAGTGGCGTATATCGTCGCCTACTTGTGTGATACCTACGAGGTCAGCGAACGCACCGTCTATCGTATCATCAGGCGGTTCGGCCGCGATGTCAATACGAGCCGCTGACACGTCGTGTCAGTTGATTGTGCCTAAAAGCGTGTATTTATTACACGCTTTTTATTTAGCTTTGTTTCGTAAAATCAAATCTATGGCAACTCTCAAACTCTACAATCCGATTCTTTCCGAAGCGACAAAAGAATGCTACTGGTTCTGCGACGAGGCCGGAACGAGTTTCAAGGACGTGGACGAATTCATCAACGGCATCCCGGCGGGCGACGATATTATCGACCTACTGCTACACTGCGACGGCGGCGAGGTAAACGAGGGCTGGGCCATCGTCGACAAGTTGCGGAGCACGGGCAAGAAGATAACCGCGACCATCGAGGGGAACTGTGCGTCGATGGCTACCGTCGTTTTGCTGGCCGCCTCCGAACGCCGAGCATACCCGCACGCCTCGCTGCTCATTCACAAGCCCTACTTCCCCGAATACACGCTTGCCAATGCGTACCGCGCCGATGATCTCGAATCGCTGGCCGCCTCATTACGGGACGACGAGCAGAAGATGCTCGATTTCTACGTCGAGCGAACCGGAGCGGATCGCACGGAACTCGAAGCGCTCATGAACGAAGACAAGTTTATCGGCATGGAGCGGGCAAAGGAACTCGGATTCATTCAGACGATCATCCCCGCAGCGTCAGCATTGGCAGGCGGCCCGAACAGCACGAAAGCGGCTGCATGGAAGCAGCAAAATTCAATAACCAACAATCAAAATTCTATGGCAACAAAACCCACGAAAAGCGAAGACAAAAGCGTGCTTCGCAAGGCCCTCGCAGCGCTGGCCGTTGCGCTGGGGCTGGACGCCCCGCAGCCCGTCAATTACGAGCTGAACACCGAATCGGGCGACACGATCACAATCGACAAGCCGGACGGCGAAGACCCAGCCGTCGGCGACAGTGCATCCCCGGACGGAGAGCACAAGATGCCCGACGGTAAAACCATCGTCATTGAAGATGGCAAAATCACAGAAATCCGCGAGGCTGACGACGAGGGCGAGGATGGTGACGGCGGAAACGGAGCCGGGGGCGACAACGGGGATTCCGAAGCGCTGGCCGCAGCGAACACCCGCATCGCCGAACTCGAAGCCGAACTTGCGGATGCCCGCAAGAACGCCAAGACGACCGACGAGAAACGCATCTTGAATCTCGTCGCCATTGCGGGCGGCGAAGCGTGGCTTGTTAAGGCCAAGTCCGACTACAAGCCCGCCGCACGTCAAACCGCGACCACGACCGCAGGAGGAGGCAAGGCGAACGCCGCGAAATCGCAGTCACGCGTTCAGCAGCGCATCGCCGAACTCGAAGCAGCACATCAGAAAACGGAGTAAATCACAAACAACACCAATCAATTATGGCAAGTACAGGACTTAACTTTGCGAATCTGACCCCCGACAACGGGGCCGTCAAAGACCTCAAGCGTCTGATCTTCCTTGCGATCACCGACCCCGAATCGCTCGGAAAGATTTTCAATTTCCTGCCGAAACAGAAGCACGGCGAAAAAGTCGGGTTCATCGGCGAATTCGGCATGGTCGGCAAAGCCTCACAGGGCTGTAATCCGACGTTCGGAACCAGCGTCCTTGCGACGAGCGAAAAAGAGTGGGACATCCGCGAATGGGAGGTTGCCGAAAAAATCTGCTACAAGGATTTGGAGGGCACAGTCGCACAGGTCGCCATGCGCACCAAGACGAACATCGCCGACCTCACGGGCACGGAATATACCGACTATATCCTCGCGCCCCGGCTCGAACTCGCCATCCGCAAGATGTTGATGCGTTACGCATGGTTCGGCGACAAGGCGGCCGATACGGTCACGAATGGCGACAAACTGCTCGATTCCATCGACCCTGCGTATTTCACCCTCATTGACGGTTTCTGGAAGCGCTTGTTTACGCTGGCCGTCGCAACGCCCGACCGTCGCACCACATGCGCAGCCAACGCCGCCACAACGTTCGCCGAGCAGAAAGCCGCCATGCGTCAGAACTATGCCGCCGTCGATTTCCTCGACGCGCTTATTTCCGACGCCTCAACGGTTCTTCGGCAGGCCAACGGCCAGCTCATATACATCACGCAGGCGCTGAAAGACGCGCTGGACGCCGACCTCAAACGGAACAACAAAGGTTCGGAGTTGCAGTGGACGGCGCTGTTCGACGGCATCACGGAAACGAACTACAACGGCGTGCAGATGCTCGCTATCCCGTTCCTCGACGAGATCATCAAAGGCTGCGAAACCGTCAGCGGAGGCAAAGCGTGGAACAAGCCTTATCGCGCGCTTTACACGATCAAAGACAACCTGCTCGTCGGCATGGAGAGCGAAAGCGAGGTCGCCGACATTCAGGTATGGTTCAACAAGGACGAGCAGATGAACAAGATTCTGTCGAAGGACAAGATCGGAACGCTGATCGCCGACGACAACCTCGTACAGGCAGGCTTCTAACCCTCAAAACTCGATTACACTATGAATTGCGATAGCTTCATCAAGGCGAAAATCGAAAAGAACTGCGCAGAACCGATTACACGGGGCGTCGAGCGTACCGCATGGATCGGAAACCGGGCGCAACTCGACATCGCCAATCTCGAATTCGTCGAGGGTTCGACGAATCAAGTACTGAACCTGCCGCTTATCAAAGGCGCGCAGTTGTACCCGATCATTCAGTACGGCACGAAACCGTTCGAGGGGCTGAAAACCGATCTTGACGGCAGCGGCAAGCTGGGCGGCACGGCTTCGACCGAATTTCCGTTCATCGTGCCCGACAACAGCCCGGCGGTCTGTGAGAATATCATCGACCCGCTGCTCGATGGAGAGTTTTTCGTCATTTGGCAGAACCGGCACAAAAACCTGCGAGCCACGAATGAGGCGGAACGCGGGGCGTCGGCATTCCAAATCGCCGGACTTTTCAACGGCCTCACGCTGTCGGCCGGGTCGTGCGAGAAATACAGCGACGACACCCTGTCGGGCTGGGCTATTACGCTCAAAGAGGAGAAAGCGCCCCGTTCGGCGATGTTCCTCAACGCGGGTTCGCTCGCGGCCACCGAGGCGCTCATCAAAACGATGCTTACCCCCTCGGCGACGGAGTAATGCACTATGACCATCGACGAGGCAAAAATCCTGTTATCGGACTTGAATAGGGGCTACAACACCCCCTATTCGAGCGCCGAACAGACTACTATCGAAAGACTTTATTACGAGGTCTTGGGAAAGCGATTGAACGGTTGCCGATGTCCCGACAAGTGGCACGACGCCGTGCTCGAAATCAACTCGTACATCAAAAAACACGGAAAAATGAAAGAGAAATCGAATTACATACTGCGTGCAGGGGTTATTCTGCAAATTGCAGGGTCTTCGGAAATTTACACGAACGACAATCTGACCGACGAGGTGGCCGCGGCGTTCCTCAAAGAGCACCCGAACGCCACCGGACGCTTCGAGGTTATCCCTACGGCGAAAAAGGATGCCGAAGCGCCGAAAACTGGCGGGGAATCGTCGGAACTCGAAGCTGCGCACAACCGTATCGCCATCCTCGAATCCGAGAAAGCGGAACTTGAAAGCCGTTGCACGGCATTGCAGGCCCGCATCGACGCCGCGGCGGCCACCGAAACGACAGCCGCAGACGACAAGAAGCCCGGCAGCGATTCCGCCGGAGCCGAAAGCGCTGACGAAGCCGACGAACAGCCCGCCGGGAACGGCGGAAATACTGCCGATAACGCTATCCGGGAGGCTATCGCCGCCGAACTCGTGGCCGGAAAATCGAAAACGGCCATCAAGCAGGAGTTGGCAGGCAAGGAGATCGGCGGCGTGAAGCTCACGCACCGCCTTATTTCCGACTACATCGAGAAGATCACCGCAGAGGAGTAACCACCCATGAACGTAAAGCACACAAAGAAGCCCGAAACGCGTGTAGACGTTAAATATTTGTCGTCGTTGGGTATCAAAACCTACGGCGACAATAACCTATACCCGCAAACGGTGCGCGATATTGTCGATTCGTCGCCCACAGGTCGCACCTGTGTCGAGCGACGTTCGACATATATCGAGGGAAACGGCCTTGCGTCGCAAGCACTGGCCGAAACCGTGTGCGACACGCGAGGGAATACGGTAGACGACGTACATCACTTGTGCGCCGACGATGTAGCCTACCAAGACGGCCTTGCCCTGCACGTCAATTACAATATTCTCGGACAGATCGTATCAATGGCGCATGTCCCATTCGAGAATTGCCGCCTTGAGGAGGAAGACGACGACGGTATTATCAGCCACATAGTCGTACATCCCGATTGGCGGGGTAAAAAGACGCGCGGCGGCAAGGCCGTAAAGGTAACCATCGAAACAATCGAGGTGTTCCCGGTCTTCAATCCGTCGCCCGATGTCGTGCAGTTGCAGATACAGGCCGCAGGCGGTATCGAATTCTACAAAGGGCAAATTCTCTACATTTCGCGCGCCGGACGTAACGCCTACCCCCTGCCGTTGGTCGACGTCGTATTAACCGACATGTCGACGGACGAGGGGCTTTCGAACGTTAACAACCGAAACGTCCGAAATAATTTCCTCACGGCGGGTATGCTCATCACGAAGCGCGGACAAGGCAGTAGCACAGTCGACGACGACAAAAACGGCGCATCGTCCGATGACGGATTCACGGAGGAATTCGAGAAACTGCAAGGCGATACAAATTCGCTCAAAATCATGCAGGTTGAGATCGAAACCGACGAGGATAAACCCGAATTCGTACCATTCAAGACGAATAACTACGACAAAGAATTTACAGCTACAACGAAAGCTGTAACCGACAACATCTATGCGGCGCTCAACCAAGAAACATTCGGAAGATTGCGCAGCGGCAGTATCGGGTTCACGGGCGATCTTGCGAACGACGTGAAGCGCGAATACTGCGAGCAGGTAGCGAAGCAGCAACGGATGTTGTCGCGTGCGTATCGGGCTATTTTCAGCCATTGGGAACCGAACACGATTCCGTACACCGGAGCGGGCGACGCCACCATCGAACCACTCGTAAAATCTATTGCAAACGATGCGACATCTGATTGAACCGCACGACGTCGATAAATACGCCCGCCCCTGCGATATGGACGACGAGATTATCGCCCGCGCTATCGAAGAGGCCGAATTGCTCGACGTCAAACCGAAGCTGGGCGACGAACTGTTCATGCGGCTGCTTACGCATGTACAATTCGCCGTACTCCTTAACGGCGGCGAATATACCGACGAATGCGGAAACCAGCGGCATTTCGTCGGTTTGCGTCGAACGCTGGCGTACTATGTTTGGGCGCGCCTCGTCAAAACGGGCGTAAACCATTTGACACGCTTCGGCTTCGTGCAGAAGCGCGACGAGTATTCACAGGCGACCGAATACCGCGAGCGGCAAACGGCGTACAACGATGCTTTCGCTATCGCTGACGGTTATATGAAAGAGTGCCTTGCCTACATCCAAGCAAAGCCGGAAATCTTCGCTGATTATACGCTGAAAGGGAAAGTCAGGGCCAATCGAACGAAATTCAAAATTTTAGGCAATTAACTATGTATGACATCAAATTAGGGCAGGGATGCGGCATCAAGGCTACGATGTTGACCCCGGCAGGCGGCATCTGCGATCTGCGCCGGGCGCGCTATATCGCAGCGTCGCTTGTGTTGCCGTCCGGTGCAACCATGAACTGTGAGGACATCGCGTTTAACGAGGTTACGAACGGCGTCTATGTCCGCTTGCTCGGAACCCGCGAACTGACTACCACGGGACAATATGGTATCGTCTTCAATGTCAAACTGGAAGACAAGACGATGTATTCAACGCCCGTTGTGCGGTTTGCAGAGGTCAAAGAAGACGCCCCGACGGGCTATCATGAACTGACGCTATCGCTGTCGCTTACCGTCGTCAATTTCCCGGACAATGTTTCCTATACGGGAGCGTCGCCAAAGATCAGCGACAAAAATACATGGCTGGTCTACGACGATAACCTCAATGCGTATGTCGATACGGGTATTGAGGTCGGATATGCAAACCTGCTGTCCCGCTACGACGGTAAGTTTGCCGAAATCGTCGTACCCTGCACCGAGGCAACCAAAGCAGCGGCGGCCGCTACGGTCGCAGCCAACAACGCAGCAACGGCGGCGAATACGGAAGCGGGCAAGGCGGCGGCCGCAGCAGCAGCGGGGAATGCTGCCGCTGGAAAAGCCAATACCGCAACAACTGACGCCAACAACGCAACAGCAGCAGCGAATGTCGCAACCGAAAAGGCCAAGAACGCGACGACCGCCGCCAACGAAGGAGCCGCCGCAGCGCAGGGCGTCGTCGAATCATACGATGACGTTATCAATACGCTCGCGCATTCCGACTGTACCCTCGACGAGCGGGTCGAGGCGCTCGAAAAGGCGCTTATAGCCGTTTTGTCGGGCGCCGTCGTGATTCCCAAATTGCAGGTCAAGGAGTTGAACGTATGGGGCGATAACAACCTTGCACCCGTCGACGACGGCGCACCGACGAAAGCCCCGGACAGGGCCGGACAGTTCTACATCGACAAGACCGCCCGCACACTCTATTTCTCAACGGGAAATGCGGCCGTGTCCGACTGGAAAATTCAATAACGCAAACGGAATATGTCACAGGTTAACAAATACGCAGATCGGGCCGCTTATACGGCCGACACGAAACGTCTTTCGACGAAATCGGCCGTTTCGTTCATCGAAAATGAAACGACAACGATTTACGACGGCGTGAATACCGTCGTCGGGAAATCGGCCGCCGCCATCGGCGACCTCGCTGTTTTCGACAAAACGGACGGGGTTATCAAATACATCAAAAGTGCAACGATTGCCAAGGCGCAGATTCCGGCGAATCTCGTTCCGTTGGCCGTCGTCTATGCACGACGGGGTGAACAGCTATTGATCGTATCGCTCGACAATGTTTCGGGCGGCATCCGCTGGGCACATACCTACGAGGTTGCATTGTCGGGTTTCGATCTCGCTGCGGGCGGAACAATCGTGCTGAAGCTCGGTTCCGACCCTGCCGCCGCAGAGGTGTCGATAGCATATGCCGCAGGCGCAACGCTCGCGGACGTCGCGTCAGCGATCAACGCCATACTCAAGGGAACCCCCAATTACTCGTCGGCGGAGTACGGGGGCTGGGTAGCAACTGCTGCGGATAATTTCGTCGTGATGGGTTCGAACACTTATAACGCCTCCCGTGCGGCGATTGCCGTTGTCAGCGGTTGTCAGATCACAAGGACGCCGGAAGACGTTAACTATCAAACAACGTTGACGGGGGTATTGATCGAGGGGTCGACTGAATATGTCCGCCGCAACAACGGCGTTAATTCGTCGTTTGCGGGCTGCAATTCCGAAAAATTCCTGCAATACTATTCGGCCAACGGAACCGATACCACAGGAATCAAACCCGGAAGCAGCACCATAATTCGGGAAAGTGCCTTTACGGAAGAAGCCAACCCGGAACTGGTCGCCGCCTATCCGACTTACCGGGATTATCTGTTCAGAGAACATTTGCTGCAATATCCCGCAGCCTACGGCGCGCTGCTTCGTGACGGCAAGACGAACACCGCAAAGATCGGCGGCCTGCGGTTCGTCGACATCCACGGCGAAAGCGTTCCCCGTTATCCGGCTGTTGCGGCAGCTCTCGACTACGGCGTCACGGTAGAGGGCGCAACTACCGGACTTGAAGCGGGCGCATGGTGGCTGCCGTCCGTCGATGAAGTCTACCTGCTTATGCACGACCGCGTGCTGACGTCAGCCGACCGGGAAAGCGACCCCGTAAACCGCACGCTGTCACGTCTCGGTAAGACGACCTGCTACGGATCGGGTTATTATCCGTGGACATCGTGCGAGTACAATTCCGGCCACGCGTTCGTCTACTACGGCGGCACGGGCTACATGAGCTACAACAACAAGTATAACACAAGCGCCGTGCGTCCGGTTTCCGCTTTGTAAAACAGTTTTCAAATTTTTAATTCCCGCGCCGCATCGCTCCGGCGGGCGGCGCGGGTCGCAAGTTAGACCTATGGCAAAGAAACTTTCGATCCTCGACAAAACGTTCCAACTGGCGCTGCTCCTGCATCGCCGGACGGCGGAATTCAATCGCAAATACAAATTCACCATCGGCGACCGTATCGACGTTGTGGCAGAGGAAGCGCAGGAAATGATACTGCGGGCGAATCATCAGACCGACCCGAAACGGGCCGCACAAATCATCTACGATTTCGTCCTGCGTATCGACACACTGTCGCTAAAACTACGGATGGCTGTTGCGCTGGGCCTAATGAGCGACGACGCAAAAGCACAATGCGATATGCTTATCGCAAAGATTAAAGACGAGGCGAGGGGTTGGCGAAACTATTTTCTGCGTGGCGAGGGTGTCGTCGGCAAGAATAACGAGCCGTCGGCAGAGAGCCTATAAATTATTATTTTGAAAAGGGTTTGCATACTATCATTCATAGTTATACCGACAATGCAAAAAACTGGCGAGTACAATTCCAACAACGCGTTCATCTACAACGGCAACACGGGCAACATGAACAACAACAACAAGTATAACACAAACGCCGTGCGTCCGGTTTCCGAATTTCAAGGTAATGTAGACCCTTTCGCCTCGTTCTATAAATCAATGCGGGCGGCATATCGCCTGTGCTTAAAAAACAAGGCGCACACCGCTAATGCGATGCGCTTTTGGCTCAACGAAGAAAGCGAGCTTGTCGCGCTTGCCCGCGAGGTGTTCAACTGCGAATATGTTCCGCGGCAATCTATCGCATTTATCGTTACGAAACCATGCCTGCGCGAAGTAGTAGCCGCCGATTTCCGCGACCGAATCGTGCAGCACTATATCGTCATGCGCCTCGAAGCTCTTTTCGAGGAATGCGGAACACTCGACGATAACATGTTCAGTTGCCGCGTCGGAAAAGGCAACCTTGCGGCCATACAGACCCTACAGCAGCAGATATTCCACCAGTCGAAAGGTTATACCGCCGACTGTTATGTGGCAAAATTCGACCTGCAATCATTCTTTATGAGCATCGACAAACGTCGTCTTTACGACGAGTTGGTCGCATTGGTCGCCAAACGCTACGAGGGATGGGATAAGGATACGCTGTTATATCTTATCCGCGTCGTTACACTGCATAATCCGCAGGACAACGCCGTGCGGAAAACTCCACTTTGCGATTGGGCTGACCTGCCGCGCTCGAAGAGCCTCTACAATGTCGATTGGTTTCTCGGTTTAGCCATCGGGAACCTCACGTCGCAATCCGACGCGAATTTCTACAACGCCCCCGCAATGCGGTGGATGCGCTCCGTTGGCCTCGTACCTGTGAACTACGTCGATGATTTCGCATTCGTCGTCCGGGATAAGGCGTCGTTTCTTACGGCCATGCCTTACATTCGGAACTATTTCGCTGCCGAACGGGGACTGACGATGCACCCACGGAAATTCTACCTACAACACTACTCGAAAGGTATCAAATTTTTAGGTGCGGTTATCAAATACAACCGTGTCTACACGAACAACCAAACCGTCGCACGGTGTTTCGGAAAGATTCACTACTACAACGAAACATGCCGACACAATAGCCGCCGTAAGGCCCGAAATGTCGAGAAACTGGTAACAATCCTAAACTCCTATTTGGGGTTGATGCGGCATTTCGATACGTTCAACATCCGCAAACGTATCGCCGCGGAGATTGACACCGTATGGCGCGGCTACATCCATTTCGACGAAGACATCACGACAGCAACGGTCGTTAAACGGTTCCGGCAACGGGAAATCTGCAAATACAACGTCCGCAAACAACGCAGACGCGATTTATTCACACTCAAAAACTTACTCAACGATGGAAACACAGCAGCAAATTAACGAATTACAGTCGCGTCAGTTGGAACTGCGCGCGATCATGGCATCGTCGGACGAACGAGCCGCGAAATGCGTCAAAAACGGAACGTCGTTCCGCGAGACATACCCGGAAGACTTCGCGCAGTACGAGGCCGCCAATGCCGAATATAACGACAACGAACTGGTGCTGGCCGAACTCCAAGCAACGCGCGAGGCGGAACGCGAGGCGGAAGAGGCGCAGGCCCATAATACCGATGCCGTATGAACCTACTGACGGAACAATCCACGACGGCCGAAACGGTCGTCTACAATTCGACGACGGCGATATTGACGTCAATATACTATCAAGCCCTTGCCGATTCGATCATTTGGCTGGTCGCCGCCGTCGTGATTATCATTTGCGACCTGTATTTCGGATGCGAAGCGGCCCGACGACGCGGCGAACGCATCCGGGTTTCGCGTGCTGTACGGCGCACGGTCAACAAAGCGTGCGAATACCTGTGCTGGGTTATGCTCGGCATTACTATTTCGATAGGGTTCAGCGCCGACTGGCTGAAGTATTTAATCTTCGCACTCATATACGGCAACGAACTGTCGTCGTGCGTGTCAAATTATTTCGAAGCCAAAGGCAAAAAAATTACTTTCAACGTCTTTTCGCTGCTGGGCCGTCGGCTCGGTATTCCGGAACTCGAAGACTGTCATATCGAAGACGATAAGAAGATAGACCCCAATAAAACGGATAATCATGGCTGACGCGCATAAACTCGTTCCGTTCATCCTGTCGTGGGAGGGCGGATATGTGAACGACCCCGACGACGCAGGAGGGGCGACAAACAAGGGAATCACAATCGCAACTTGGCGACTTCATGGATGCGATAACGACGGCGACGGCGATATTGACGCCGACGACCTGCGTATTATTACCACCGAGCAATGGACGGGCATTTTCAAGCGCCAATATTGGGACAGGTGGCGGGCCGACGAGATAGACAACCAGTCAATCGCAAATATCGTTGTCGATTGGGTATGGGCGTCGGGCGTCCACGGCATCAAACAGGTGCAGAAAATCCTCGGTGTCGAGGCTGACGGCATCGTCGGCCGCAAAACACTTGCGGCGCTCAATGAACGCCCCGCCGACCCGTTATTTCATCAGATACAGGCAGCGCGTATCGCGTTCGTCGAAAACATTGTCCGGCGCAAGCCCTCGCAAAAGAAATTTTTGCGAGGATGGAAGAACAGAATTTTAGCGATCAAGTTCGAGCCATGAAACGGGTAATAATACTTATGCTTATATGTGGGTGTTGGGCGTGTGCATCCACACGCAATACTTTACACTCCACCACGCAGGAGCAGATCAAGGAACAGGCCGACACGACATCGGAAGCCTCGACACACAAGCAGGCCGAGGAGCAGCGCGACGTCGTAACTATTTCGAAAACCACGACAGAAACAAAATCGACGACAACCACCTACGATACGAGCCGCCCCACTGCCGACAGCTTGGGAATCCCGCCGCCCCAGCAGACGACCACAACGGAAACGAAAACCACAAACACGACGGCAACCGTCGATAAATCCGTTATTCGTCAGATCGTCGACGAGCAATTACGCGAAGCCGCCAAAAAACAAACGACGACGAACAAACAGGAAGACACAGACACGGAAGAGATCAAAGAGGATTCGACGCCGAAGAATCTGCGTTGGCTCGGTATTATTGCAATCTGCGCAACCGTCATCGTGGGATGTTTTTTCGTACTCCGTTTTGTCGGTCGAAAATAAGTTTGTATCTTTGTGTCGATGTCGTTTTACGGCATCGTGCGTTGTGCGGGTGTTGCTTCGGCGACCCCGCATTTTTGCAAAAGTTGTCAAATTGTTGTCAAATATTTTTCGCCTCAATTCGCAATTTACTGAATATAGGATTTATAGGTTAGATAAATACAAGGTTTCCTAACCCTAAATTCGCGTTCGAGTCGCGGTGAGGCTACGAAAAGGGAAAGGTTCCGGCCTTTTCCTTTTTTCGTTCCGCCCGGGCGGGAGCGGTTTAAATCTCCTGCCGGAAAAGGGAACATCCGACAATTTACATTATCTTTGCCGCACATATAAAGCCAGTTT